ACATAGATGCTGGCGTCCCGCGCCATAGCAGCTTCGGTCTGGGTAAATGCCGCCAGCAGGAACTGGTAAAATTTGTCATCGGCCATGTTGTCGTTCCTGATCTTACCAGCGCTACCTTCATAGTTGACATTATAAGGCGGATCCGTCACGACCAGATTGGCTTGCTTGCCGTCCATAAGCAGGGAAAAGGTCCCCGGTTTTGTGCTATCACCACAGACTACACGGTGATTGCCTAAAAGCCATAGGTCGCCCAGCTTGGTGATGGCGGGATTCTTCAGCTCGGCATCGACGTCGAAATCATCGTCTTTGACATCTTCAAGGCCGCTCGTGAGCTTATTGAGTTCGGCATCTGTAAATCCAATCAGCGAGACATTGAAATCAACACCCTGCAATTCAGCAATCTCAATTGATAACAATTCTTCATCCCAACCGGCATTCAGCGCCAGGCGGTTATCCGCCAGGATGTATGCCCGCTTTTGCGGTTCGGTCAGATGCTCGACGAAAACGCAGGGCACTTCAGAAATTCCTTCTTCTTTTGCTGCCAGTACACGACCGTGCCCGGCGATGATGTTCAGATCCTTGTCAACTATAACCGGGTTGACGAACCCAAATTCACGAAGCGATGCGCGCAACTGCAGGATCTGATCCTTGCTATGGGTGCGGGCATTCCGGGAATAAGGCACCAGTCGGTCTATGTTCACCTTTTCAAAGCGCTCAGTTGTTTGCATATTGCGTTGCCGCCCTTTCTGTTGATACTGCTAATATTTTTCGTAGACCCTTCCGGGCACCTGTTAGATCACCAGATAGTGCCTGGCCCCGCAACGTTGACTTTTGGGTAGGGGAGAGTCCACACGTTTTCAGTAGCTTGATAAAATCAATGAGCTCATTGGATGGCATCTGTGTTACCTTCCTTTTCTACCGGACAGCAGAGCTTCCATAATGTCGTCCTGAGGATTGCCGACAAAAGCCGTGGTGCAATTCTGCTTCACAATGTCGAAAATCTCGTACCAGATCAGGTTGGCCTGCTTTTGAAACGACTGGCTCATCTGAACAAACGGGCTAGCCATGGCACCACCGGTGGTTGGGTGTTTTCCAAGAAGGCCGTAAAGGCTGATCGCTTCCTCGCATTGGATATACCGGGTGAACGCCTGAGCATATGCTTCGATCAGGCGGGGGTTGACGAATAACTCACAACCCCTAGCTTTCAGCCAGCGCCATGTTTCCCGGTACAGCAAATCCGCACCCAGCGGTTTACCATCCTTTTGTCGTGAACTAAGGTATTCACTCGGTGCTGGCATATCTTGGCCCAGCAGATCCGGACCAGCATCCAGATCCTCGGCTTCCAGAATAGACTCAGGCTTGAAGTCAGTTGTTTCCAGAATCTTTGCCGACTTACCACGGCTGACCTTATCCGACAATGGCATCGGTTTATCACCTGACCTGACTCGTCTGCCACCCCGGTTTGTTCCATCTTTTGCCACCGACACCACCTCCTTTGAACGTCGGGTTAATCCCCCGTTTGATTCGCCGATTTTTCGCGCGTGACCAGGCACTCGTTATGTTGTAATGACGTCCTAGCGATTCATAGCCCCCTACGGCCCCAGCGGTTTTCAGTTTTTGCTGTGATTGTCGAGTGACATGAACTACAAAGAGACATAAGATTATTCGCATCATGTGTTCCACCATCTCGCAGCGGGATGATATGATGCACTTCCTGCGCTGGGGTCAGCCGACTGTCCTGTTGGCACTTGGCACAGAGCGGGTTGGTTTTTATGAACGCCGCACGGATTTTTATCCAATTGCTGCCATACCGCTTTCGTGTTTTAGGATCACGCTGGTAAAGCTCATAGTGCTTGGCGTCAATTTTGGCATGCTCATCACAAAATCGCTCAGATGTTAGCTTTGGACAACCGGGGTACGAGCAGGGCCGTTTAGGTTTCTGGGGCATTAAGATCACCTCGGTGACATGAAAAAAGCCCCCGCGGTTTACCGGGAAGGCTTCTGAATCTATTGCTAAGCTAATAATATTAAATTAATTCGTCTGACAAACAGTGATATTAATTGACATGATTCATTGAAAACTGCCAGGAGTTGAAAGAAAAAAGGAGAATGCATCTGCACTCTCATCTTCCGTTGGGACTTATTTAGTTTTACTTGGTGATACCCTCTCACCAAAATCTAGGGTCGGAACTTCTTTTGTTTTACTTGGTGATATCCTCTCACCAATTCTACGTAGATTATACCATTTACTGGTTGTGATTAAATATTTTTCAAAAAGCCCCCGCGGTTTTCCCGTGAAGGCTTGTACTTTCAAGCGCATCAGGCTTCAGTCAATTAAACCTTTAAATCCTGATGTCCATCAGCACGATTCCATGGCTGATCCCCACTGTAATAGTTGTTGGCAATCGCAAGCTGTTCTTTTATCGGCTTTTTTGCGATCAGATCGAATGATGCTCTCCGATCAGCCAGAAACTGCTCTTTTGTTTTATAGAAACCGCAGGAGTTTCCGCGGCATCGCTCAACCGAAAGGACCTTACAACCGTTTTTACTATCCAGTGCAAAACATTTTTCGCTCATATTGTTTACCTCTTCGATTTATCGTATTACTCATTTACAGACAGATCAATAAGCTTTTGTAAAAGGTATGTGAATATTGTTATAAGAAATCGCTCAAAGGGCACACTCTCAAACAACCGAGGCTTTTGTCCATTGTGGCTCGTACGATTAGTCGGGCATTTTGTCGGGCGCTTTTTCAAGAGTCGATATTTTTTGTAAAAAGAAGCCCCGCAGGATGAACTCCCCCAGGGCTTCGATGTCTTTAATGTCGTATTAACATTATAACTTCTCATTAGTAGTCTACTAAAAAATGCAACTGTACTCAAGTGGATTTATGTAGATTTTACTATCCTCTTAGGCGGGATCTTCTGGCCAAGACAGCTCGGATGGCAGGAAGCAGCTTCGTGACGTTCGTATTGATGTTGTCGGTAGTAATTCGAAGCATCTCCCAGCCTTCGCCCAGTTTGTAAATGATGACATTGTCCCGTACGCTCATGTATTTCTCCTTGTCTTTGCCATGAAAAAGCCTACCATCAATTTCCAGCGCCACCTTAAGGTCAGGCAGGATGAAGTCAACGACGTAATCAAAGATTCGAACCTGATGGTGCGCTTTGATGCCGCGACGGATAAGCTCAAGCGCCACCATAATTTCTTCTGTGCTCTGGAACCAACCTGTTTTATCAAGGCACTGCTCAACTTGGCGAATAGCATCCGCATAGGCTGCAATCTTTGCGACCTTGGAAATACGCTTAATGGCAGTCTGCAATTTTATCCGCTTCTTATCCTTTATGGTATCGTCGCATTTTTCTCGCATAATCTTTTTTAGTTCGGTTCGGCAATCCACACAAGAGTACTGGGCACCCCGAATATACGACCAGCTGGAAACCGGTGCTTTGCAGATGTGGCAAGGCGGATAATAATTGTTAAATCCGTTGCTGTCATTTTCGAAAGGTATGCCGTCTTCGATAGCTTCACGCCAGCTCATAGCTTTTTCTCCTTCCTGGCCAAGATCATATCCAAAGCCCTGAGTGATTTACCGTGAAGCTTGAGCACCCAACTGACAGAATAATTAAGGTCGGCGGCAATCGTCTCCCATGGCTGATAACAGAGATAACGCTTCTCGAGAATCAGCTGGTATTCGATATTTTGCACACAGCGAATGATTTCAAGCAGGCTTATCTTGAGATTTAAAAGTGTGGCAAGCTCATCGTTCAATTCATTTTTGATGTCCACAAGCTTGTCTACAGCATCAGCCATCTGAGAAACGGAGGAGCTGGGGTTGCGTGGCATGCCCGTAATGGCTGATGTACAATTCATAGCCATATTTTCCAGCATAATAATCTGGCTCTTCTTGCTTTGGATCCGCTGATCAAGGCGGTACGCCTGTCCCAGATACTCTTTTGTCGTCATGCATTCACCTCCGCATTTAGAAGTCGCATCAAATGTTCAGAGTTGAGATTGGTTAGCATTGCATACCATTTTGAACAGAAAAATAGCTCAAGTTCCTTCATCCGCATTTGAATGTCGCTGTCATTGGGGTTTTGCCGATATGCTCGTTGTAGTTTTCGATAATCATTCACCGCACGTAAAATAATGGCGTCAGCCAGTTTTTGATAAGGATCCATAACCTGCACCTCCGATAAATTTTGGGTCATGCTCGGGTTGGCACGGATTTTCCATGATTTTCATTGTTTGTCTTATATTGTCAAATTTGCTTTAACCGCATCGATCAGCGCTGCTTGAGTCTTGTCCTTGTTTTTCAGTGCACTCATGACCTGCTCGTCAATCGTGCCCTTGGTGATAATATGCTGGATAACGACTGTGTCTTGCTGCCCCTGACGCCAGAGCCTAGCATTGGTTTGCTGGTAAAGCTCCAGCGACCAGGTCAAACCGAACCAGATCAAGCTGGACCCGCCCGCCTGCAGATTCAGACCATGTCCGGCCGATGCCGGATGGATAATCGCTACGGGGATTTCCCCAGCATTCCAGGCCTTGATTGACTGGGATGAATCCAACCTAGTCACATCAAACCGTTGCTGAATGCGCTCAAGATCGTGCTTGTACCAGTAGGCGATCAGCACCGGTTTTCCATTAGCCGCTTCGATTAGATCTTCCAAAGCATCCAGTTTCCGATCATGTACGATGACCACCGATCCGCCGTCATCATAAACAGCGCCGTTAGCCATTTGTAGCAATTTGTTCGAAAGACTGGCAGCGTTTGCTGCATCAATTTCATGGCCTTCGATCGCCAGCACCAGATTCCGCTTCAGGGAATCATAGGCATCGCGCTCTTTTGGCGACAACCGAACCTCAACCTCGCTTAGTAGGCACTCTGGCATTTTCAGGTAATCGGTACTTTTCATGCTGATTGTGATGTCAGAGATCAACCGATAAATTTCGCTTTCGGCATTGGGCAGCGGCTTGTAACTATAGATTATCTGTTGGTTCCGTTTATCCGGCGAGAAGAACCGGTCCCGGTAATGCGAGATGAACCTGCCCAATCTCAGCCCCATGTCCAGGATGCCGATTTCCGCCCAAAGATCCATCAGCCCATTGCTGGACGGCGTTCCTGTCAGCCCAACGATGCGCTTCACCTTAGGCCGAACACGGCGCAGCGCCTTGAACCGCTTGGATGCATGAGCTTTAAACGATGAAAGCTCATCAATCACCACCATGCCATAATCAAACGCCAGCCCGCTCTTGTTCACCAACCAGTCCACATTTTCTCGGTTGATCAGATGCACATCCACTTTTTGCAGTAAAGCGCTCCGCCTTTCCTGATCAGAACCGATAGCTACTGAATAGGTAAGGCCTTTCAGGTGATCCCATTTTTCGATCTCGGCCGGCCAAGTATCTCTTGCCACTCGAAGCGGCGCTATGACCAGAACTTTCCTGATCAGAAAGCTGTCCAGGCACAGATCGAAAATGGCTGACAACGTTATGACACTCTTACCCAATCCCATATCCAGAAAAATCGCTGAGATGGGATGTTCCAGAATAAACCGGGTGGCAAAGAGCTGATAATCATGTGGCTTGTATTGCATCAAGCACCTCTCCAATCTGACTTACATCATCAATGCAGAACACCAAAAAACCTAACGCTACCAGTTGCCTTTTTCGCTTTTCCTGCAGCGGTCGCATCTTTTTCCCTGGTGCTTTCAGCTCAACAAACGCCAGCTTTCCACCCGGTAAAAGCACCAGCCGGTCAGGCATTCCACTTAAGCCTGGACTAATAAACTTCGGGGCAAGACCGCCCAACTTCCTAACCTGCTGGATGAACTTTCCCTCGATAACTTTTTCTCGCATTTCACTACTCCTACATAACCGCCCAAGCATTCCACCCTAATAACCTTGTTCTGTACCGACTTTGTTCTGTTAGGTGTTCCAGCCCCAAAACCCTTGAGAATTAGGGATAATCCAGAATTTGAAGAACAAGAGAACAAAAATTTCCTATACGCGCGAATACGTGCATATACGCTCGCATAAGTCTTTACTACTTCTATTTATTTTTATATTTGATCTAAGTAGTAATTTGATGTTCTCTTGTTCTCCAAACCGCCAGAATCCTTTCTTTTCCAGGAGAATCGGTCAAGAACAACAGATGGAACGATTACGGAACACGACTATTCTTGTTCACAACGAATATAAAGGCGTTGCTTACCATAGATGGGCAGTGCATCAGTTTTATCTGTTCTAACCCAATTTTCTATTCTTGCCATAATAGCAGCCATCTCATTGGTTTCTTTCGCGTGCATATCTGATCTGTTTTTGCCAAAACACTCGCACCAGATTTCCAGATTGCAGACTGTCTCACGTCGATTAACGCCCACGGGCATTGTTGGATTTTCCGGTGATCTGATAAACTCCTGGCGTTCGTAGAGGTCCATTGTCGACCATTTATCTGGCAGCAGCATATCCAGGTACTCTCGAACAACACCCTCTCGGTCATCCTGCTCCAAAGCATCGCGCTGTTCAGACTTGGCCAATTTTTCCAGATCAACATCCAGATAGAGCTTTTCGCCGGCCTTGTAATAAACCATCGCTTCTGCCCAGACCTGGATGACATCCGATTGAGTCAGATGCCAAGACTGCATTGCGCCCGTTCCCGGGGTTTTCACTATCCAGAACCGACGATTACCGGTTGGATCTCGTAAGAAGCCATTGATTGAATTGGTTGTCCCGAAAATGACGTTTTGTCGAGGATGTGGTGTCACACGCCGGCCAAAACTGGCACGATACTTATCATCCTGCCTGGAAATGAACGCTTTGACTTTGTCAATATCGGCCTTTTTCATGCCGGCCAGCTCACCGATCTCAACCAGCCAGAACCCCTGCAGCTTTTCGGCTGCGGTCTTGTCGTTCATATCCGAGATCGTCAGGCTGTCCGTATACCAATCACCGGCAAGTCTTGCGACGAAAGTAGACTTGCCGATACCCTGTGCACCATTAAGCACGAGCATGTAGTCAAACTTGATTCCTGGGTGATAAACCCTGGCAATAGCCGCGACGAAGGTCTTTCTGGTTACGGCTCGGACGTACTGGTTATCGTCCGCTCCCAGATAGACATGCAGCAACGTATCAAGCCTGGGAACGCCATCCCACGACGGAAGGCTATCCAGAAATTCACGGATAGGGTGATATGACCGGTCATCAGCTACCTTGGTAACGCCAATGTTATAATTACGCTCCGAAAAGGTACCATAGTTTGTATCAATGTAGCTGATGAGCTGAGCATCATCTGCATCACGCCAGTACCTAGTTTCACTATTCCAGGGTACGCTGCCTTTTTTCTCCATACCGTCGGCCATTTGATTAAATACGATCGATTTCAGATTGGAATCGTTTTGCAGGATAAGCAGGATGTTTTGAAGGCTGTTGATTACTTGCCCATTCCTATCACGCTTCAAGTGCTTGATCCAATCATCATCAGCAAAATCCTTGCTGGCTTCTTGTTGGCGCTCTGCCAAAATCAAGGCATTGACCTTTTCATCCCTGACAGCAAACTCGCACATCGCCTTATAGCTTTGGGCCTCATCCAAGCTAATAAACTTATGAACTCTGACCAGGTCAAAGGCATTTAAAAGCTTTCCGCTGGCTGGGTCGGACGCATGATGTGAATAGGCGAACTTACCGGCATAAATGACCACGCCGGCAGCGCTATCTGCAGGTATGTAATCGTACCTGCCGGGCATCGCCGACGGCTCGTAAACATCTGACAGGAAAGTATCGATAGCATCCTCGATCGCATATGCTCGGCAGAAAGCACCGACCACACCTTTTTTCACTAGCGGGTCTTCCTGATGCTGTACCGCATGTGAATGTGCCTCGCTCTCGCGTGCTGATGTTGGCAGCTGCGTGATGTCCCGCCAGAACGGGTAAGCCGCCAGATACTTGTCCGGATCCAGCCATTCACCGTCAAATTGCTCGAAAATATACTCGCCATTAGCCGGCGTGGTCGGCCAATACATCAGCTGATGTGGCCGATAAGAGCACTCGTCAAACTGGTCGATTCCCCAGTCACGCGCCATCAGCCGGGCTAGGGCAACATACTCATCGGGAGTAACATCCCTGGTCAGCGGCGTGACGATTCGCACCCGTGGTGCTTCCGGTGTATGGCCGTGTGTGGTGTAAAGACAAGACGCAAACTGACTATTGGTTTGGAGACGTGCGATGAAGTCTACATCAGCATGATCGGCATCATGGGTCAGCATTGACCGGCATTCCACGTTCTCACGCTTGCGTCGTCCTTCCCTCAGCCGACCGCCAACAAACCCGCCTTTGTCCTTGATCAGGTCTCTTTCTGTCTTGGGTAGGCGAGGATACTCTTCAACGGATTCCGATGTCCGAATCGTAACCTTCAGTCTTTCGCAAAGCTCGGCGAAAGTAATGGTCTTGTTGGACCATTTTTTAGCATGGCTGCTGTTGCCATATGCTATTGATAAATTACGCATGCTTTCGTTCCTCCATAAAATCTTCCCAGGCGGTGATAGGGTAGCTGTGAACGTCACCGAATCGTTCATCGTTGGTATTGCAAATCCTGATTTTGATTGCCCGGGAACGACAATATGCCGATAGCTTTTTACCGATCGTCTGGCTTTGTTCAAGATTCCAATTCATTTTGAAAGCTTTGTTATACTTGGCTACTGTGTAGTATTTGAGCGAATCATTCAGTGCGGTTTCAAGCATGTCGTTTTTTTCAGATAAGGCAAAAATCTTCCTTTCGGATTCAATCACTCGTTTGTGTGCAAAAACCAGCGCTCGCTCAATTAGCTTGTCCGGAGAATCCCATGCTTGTTCAACGGCCAGGAGGTATTCTCTGAATTTTTTACCCATCTCACTGCGCTGCAGAATACAAATCTCCTTGGCCATCGCAATCGTCAGGATATGATCAATTCTTGGCTTGCCTGGAAGACCATCTAACCTATTACTCAAAACTGAGTAATAGCTTTTTCCTTCCTCAAACCCGAATTCACACATGCGGGCAAACCAGTCATTGTACCTTGTTTCTACCTGCAATGCTTTATGCAGGTCCCGTCCGCTGACGGTAGGATAATCGTTATCATAATTGATTGGGATTAATTCATTCATGCTAAAAC